AAGAGAGAATAGCGGAGTAGATATAAGTTTAAAAAACTTAATATCTATAATTATTTCTGTTGCTGTTGGAGTCTGGGCATATTTTGGTGTTGTTGAAACCCTTAACGTACACTCAACAAAACTTAAATTAATGGAAAGTGATTTAGAAAAAAACACAGAATTTAGAATAAAATGGCCTAGAGGTGAATTAGGTTCTTTGCCAGCTGATTCGGAGCAATTTATGTTATTAGAGCATATTGCCGGACAAATTGAAAAACATGAACAACAATTAGAATCAGGCATGCACAACAAAGTAAATATAGACTTTTTAAAAGCACAAATTAAAAAATTACAAGATGACGTTGAATTATTAAAAGATAAAGTAAGACAAAACGGAGTACACTAATGGAAGAAATTGTGATAGCATTATTGTTAGTTCTTAATGGTAATATTATAGAGCATACCTATAAAGAAAATTTAAGTTCTTGTTTGGCATCAAAAAGAGTTGCTTCTAGAGAAGTAAGGCCAGAAAGAGTTCAATTTTTTTGTCAAAAACTAAAAGCTAAAACAGAAATTTATATGGGTAGAAAAAAAATATTAAGTATAATTGATACAATGGAAAAAGGATAATGGAAAGATTTTGTGAAGTTTGCAACAAATTATGTCATTGTGTAAGGGAAGATATACTTACTAAATGTAATAGTTGCATGTGTAAAGAAAAAGACGACGTTGGTTCTTTTTCAAACGATTTACAACATCATGAAACTATATTAAATGGAGTAAAAACATGATAACAATTCCAGACTTTATAGATAAAGTTTGTTCTTTTTGGAATAAAAGAAATAAAAGAACAAAAATAATAATATTGAGTATTATAGGTATTATTTTATTTATTCTATAATGAAACGTAAAGTTTCAATTAAAAAGTGGCTAGACGATCTAGCTAATAATACACCTAACGAAGGTCAATTTAAAAACCTTAAATTTTATAAAAGGGGGAAAAATGAGTTGGGTAAAAAGAAAAATAAAAAAGCTATGGAAAATGTACGTTGATTGGCTTTTTAAAGATTTTTATAAATAATATATGTGGCTAAACATTGCAGCAAAATTAGTGCCTAGTGTGATTAAGACAGGTATGTCTATTGCTAAAAATAGAAGAAAAACAAAAGAATTAGAATCGGTAGCCGAAATGAAATTAGCAGAACGTATGGCTAACGGAGAAGTTGAATTTAAAAAAGCCGTAATTGATTCGCATAGAGGCGACTGGAAAGATGAGTTTTGCCTTATTTTGATCAGTATTCCTTTGCTATTATTAGCTTGGTCAGTATTTAGCGATGACCCTGACATACAACAAAAAATTGACATTTTCTTTGATAAATTTTCAAATCTTCCGATGTTCTACCAAGCGTTAGTAGTCGGAGCTTTCTCTACAATACTGGGAATTAAAGGCGTATCTACTTTCAAAAAAAAATAATAAATGTCCGAAAATTCAAAAGAATTAGTAAGTGAATATAAGGAACAAATTAGAATCCTTAAACAGGAAGTAGCGGAACTACAAGACGCAGGTAAATCTAAAGATTCGGCAAATAAAAGATGTTTGCAAAAGCTAGAATATGCTAATGAAGATTTAGAAAAAGCTAATAAAAGAATAAAAGAATTAGAAAAGAATAAAAGTGAAACCGCCAAAGTTTGAATATAGAATGGCAATTCTAATTTTTGTAGGGGGTTGTGTACCTGTTTTAATTACACAAATTTTACATCATTATTTTAATTACAATATTAAAAATGCAATGGAATTAACTTTTATTATTTGCATACCTTTAGCTGTTTGGCTTGCAACAAAAATAAATGAAAGGTGGCATGACGATAGGGAAGATTAAATATGAAATTTATGTTAATATTATGGGTATGTTCTTTTTTAACAGGAAATTGCAAAGCACCTGTTACAATGGAAAATACTTATTCTAGTTGGGCTGAGTGTGCTGCTGATTCGTCGGTACAAAGTTTAAAATTATTACAGTTAGAGGGCAAAGATAATGTTAATAATTTTAGACTAGCAATTAAATACTCTTGCAAACCTATTTATGAAATGTAAATATTGTGAAAATCAAGCCGTTGTGATAGATAATAAATTATGCAAATAACAAAAAATATATCTTTAAAAGAATTAACACAAAGCCAAACGGCTTTACGAAACAATTTATCTAACGAACCTGCTTCACATCATATAACTAATCTAACACAATTATGTGAAAATGTTTTGCAACCATTAAGAGATTATTACGAAGCTCCAATAAAGATTACTTCAGGTTATCGTTCAGAAGAACTAGCAACATTAATAGGATCAAAAGCTACAAGCCAGCATTGTCAAGGCGAAGCTGCAGACTTTGAAATTCCAGGTTTTGATAATAAACAAGTTGCTTCGCACATTAAAAATAATTTTGAGTTCGACCAATTAATATTAGAATACTACGACGATTCCGATATTAATTCAGGTTGGATTCATTGTAGTTTTCGGAAAGGCAACAACCGAAAGCAATGTCTAACCAAAGATAAAAACGGTTATAAAGAATGGCAATAAATTATAGGGGTATATCTTTTTCAGGTTATAACAAACCTAAAAGAGCAAGAACCTCTACAAAGAAATTTGCCGTACTAGCCAAGTCCGGAGATAAAGTTAGACTAATAAGATATGGTGATGCAAACATGACCATTAAAAAAAATAATCCGGCTAGACGTAAATCATTTAGAGCCAGACACCGTTGCGATACGGCTACTAATAAATTAACCGCAAGATATTGGTCTTGCAAAAACTGGTAAATGGAGGAAATTATGCCAATGGGAAAAGGAACCTATGGTTCAAAAAGAGGAAGACCACCTAAAAAAAAAGGTAAGAAGAATAAAAAAGGAAAGAAAAAAAGATAATGAAAAAAGGTTATCATAGAACAAAAGATGGTAGGGTTGTAAAAAAAGGCCTTTACTACAATATTAATAAGAGAAGAAAAGCCGGTAAAAGCAGAAGTAAAAAGAAGTCAACTATATCGGCTAAAGCATATAGGAATATGGTTAGTGGTTTCAAAAGCTAACCGTAATCCTATGGCTAAATCTTTGTCTAAACCCATTTTCTATCAACGAAAAGTAAATTCAAAAAAAGTTTATAATCGTAAAAAATCAGGTGATGTTTTTGATAGAAAACAGGGTTGGACGGTGGGCAAAGATGCCATTTAAATCATCAAAACAAAGACGGTATCTATTTAAAAATAAACCCAAGTTAGCCAAGAAATGGGCTAAAAAGTATGGGTATAAAATCAAAAAAAAATAAAGCAATTTGGAAAAAATCTAAACAACAATCAATTCGATTGTGTGGCCGTTGCTTTATTTGTAAAAAAGAACTTTATTCAAATGAGGGCGGTTGGATTGTTAACGCTGAACATAAATTTTTTTGTGAAACATATTCTTCAAACGTAGATAGTTGCTTTGATAAATATTTAAATAAGGATAATAAAAATATTTATTTATAAAGGGGAGTGTGCTAATCTCCCCCTTAATTTATCTATTTAGAGATATTCTCTATTTCGAACATACTCTTTTGCTCTTTTTAAAGTGTGGACATCTTTTATATTAGACCACATTGCAAAAGGTAAGCCAAAGTTATCCATCAAAATAAAGAATTGAGTATCCCCTTTTTTATTTAAAGGTTTCTTCTTATTAGTGTGTATTACTGTATCTGCATAAACATCTTCTTTATATTCGACAAATCTAAAAGTTTTACTGCCATCTTTTATTATGTAGTTAGTAAAACTTTTTTCATCTAGTTTTGTTGTTTTCATTTTCTTAAATCACCCCCTTTTTTTACTATTATACCATACGCACTTTTTGAAAATGTTAAATAAGCTAGTAAAGTGAATTAAGGCAAAAAATAAGTGTTGTAGCAGTAGGGAAAAAAAAATGAGAAAACGTTTTTTTGATTTTTTAAGAAAATTTTTTTTAAGAAATATTTTTACTTATAACCCCAAAATTTCTTTGCTTCTTCTAATTGTGTATTGTCCGATTCGTTTTGCCATTTGTAATGGTCAAATTGTGGAATTATATATTTAACAAGTTCTTTGGGGTCGGTAGAAATGCTTAATAAATTTTCCATAACTTTAGCTTTATGTGTAAGTTGTTTTAAAACCTTTTTTAAATTTTCAGGTTCTAATGCCGGACAATTATCTTTATGATAAGTTTTCCAAGTTTTATCACTAGCATAAACTAAATAGACAGGTTTGTTTTTCGCAACATGATATAAAGCAACTTGGCTTAAATGGTCTATGCTTATTTTATCCGGCGTTGGTATGGATTTAGATGACCATGATCTAGTACCGTCTAATTTAACTTTCCCTCTTCTAGGCCATAATGTTTTAGTTTCAATGACATATTCGCCATACAAGTCAATAAAGCCATGTGTCGGAATACCTATACCCTCTAAACCATGATACGCTTCTATTTCTTCTTCATAGCTTGTTTCTTTAAAGTTTGGTATTTCACATAAACCATTCCATAAATTTTGTATCATTGGCTTACAAATTTTAGCGTAGTATTGTTTTTTTTCTTCTTGGTCTTTATTAAAAAAAACTAGCTTGTTTATTTTTTCTTTAACTGTTCGGTACAACGGTGCTTTTTTCATTTATTAATCCATATTTTATTAAGAATTTATTATAGTCCATGCCTAAATATTCAATCATTTTTCTTGAACGAAATTCACTTGGACGATTAGCTCCTTTTTCATACTTTTGAATTTGCTGAAAAGTACAACCAACATGATTAGCTACATCAGTTTGTGTAACATGCTTTCCTTTACGAATTTGTTCCCAACGTAAATTTTTTAAACCTTTGCCAAGACGATTATAAAATTCTTCTTCGCTTATATTAATTTCTTCGGTGTGTATTATTTCTAATGTCATATTTCCTTTCCATTATTTATTGTTTTTATTTGAGAGTTTCCTTTTTTATTTACATATCTTACTTCAAAAACCTTTTTAGGGTCAAGTTTTTTTATAAGTTTTTTCAAACTATTGGCATATTCATTAAAAACTTTGCCCTCAGGTTTTTCGGTAATAATATATGTAAATTTCATTTTCCTTTCAAAAAAGCGATAAATACCCTATGCCCTTTATACACTTTTTACGTTTATACTTAAACTTATGTATAAATAGCTTGTTGCTTTTCCTTTTCGAAAGAAATCTTTTCGTCAAGTTTAGGTAATTGGTTTTGGCATTTCAAAAACATTTTTTTATGCTTCCACATTTTAGTTATTACCTTTTCCTTTTTGACTTCCAGATCCCTTATTATTTTTGGTTCTATCGTCATCGTTATCCTCTAATTTTATATTTTTCTTTAGCAAACGTAAGCTAGAGGTTTCATACTTTGCGTTTGCACTTGGTTTAGATTGAAGATGTGCTTTTTCTGTTGCCTTTTCAACGGTTGTATCTTCAATCGTTTCTTTAGCAAGAACGGTAGCTTCGTAATGCCATGTGCTATTTACTTTTACCATTCAATACCAAATTCCTAGCTTTATTATCAGCAATCTTTTTTACTTCGCCCCTTGCAATCAATTTGTTAATTAGAACCGTAATTGAATTAGGGCTTGCGTAACCTAAATCAGTTTGTATTTTTCTAATTGTAGGCGACATTTCATTACTCTTAATGTATTTTTTCAAATATTTCAATACCCCCATCATTTTTGGGGTCATAGGTGTACTATTTTTTATCATTTGCCTCCATAGCTCTTAATCTATTTAGTTCATTATAACCATTAACATCGTCGTAAGTATCTTTTTTATATCTAGGATTCTTAATTGTACGCCATAATTTTATTGCTTGCATACATACTCCAAATATATTTTTAGGTATTTTTACCGGCCTGCCATTAAAAGCAGAAATCAAAGATTCTAAAAATCCATGAAAATAATTACTTGTGCTATTAAAGTCTCCATATTCTTGGGCTTTTCTTTCAAGCAAATCTTTTATATCTTTTGTTATTCTGTGTTGCATTGTAACTTTTGTCATTTAATAAAATTACCTTTTTTATCTTTGCAATAATAGGCAAAAACAGGTTTATCTTTATACATAACTAAATCAATAGATTGGTTATTATTTGGTTTATAGTCTTCATTTTTTTTTACAACGACATTTTGTTTAAATGCTTTTTCGCAAGTAAATTGTTTAGCTTTGTATGAGATAGGTAGTTTTACTACCTCATACGAAGTTTCGGCTACAATTAAATTTAAAAATAAAAAAACTACTTCCATTATCTACCTGATAAGTAAATTAAGAAGAACATACTACCAAATATTACCGTTAGCCAATATTCAGGTTCTTCAGCAATTATACTAAATACCAAATCCACTTTGTTTTTCTTTTGGTTCAACAAATGTTAAATTGTAATTAGCAGATTTTCCGGCAGCTTCGTCTCCAGCGTTTTTAAAACCGTTGCTTACCTTACCGTTAAATCTTTGTAACAAATCTATAATTGGTTGCACATTAATAGGTTGTTTATAATTTGTGTTAAGTGCAATTTTATTTTCCTTTTCGTTTGGATAATATAACGCAACTTGCATATACAAACCTAAACCTAACATTTTGCCGTCCTTATTATAAACTTCCGATAAAGAAAAATTTGTATATTCGCCTTTATCATTTTTTACGTTTCCAACACCTATTGTCTTTGTGTTGTTCTTATCTTTCCAAATCGTAATTTGGTTAGAGTTCAATGCCATGTTTTCCTCCGTTTTCTTGGGCTTTGTCTATTGCTTTTCTTTTGTTATCAAAATTATTCATAGCTTTTTTTTGTTCTTCACTACTCATATTTTGATATTTTTCGCTGTCCATAAAATCGGATTGTTCCTTATTTAGTTTTGTTTGGAGTCCTCTTCTATTTACAACAAAATCGTTCGGTGCTTTAAAT